GAAGATAGCACAAAAGTTTAGTGGTACAAGCAACGCAGGTAAATTTATACTTGCTTTTAACGACAATAAAGAAAGTCAAGCAGAAATAACACCAGTACAATTAAGTGATGCACATAACCAATACCAATTTTTAAGTGAGGAAAGTACACAAAAAATAATGGTAGCACATCGTATTGTATCACCTATGTTATTAGGTATTAAAGATGGTAGTGGTTTAGGTAACAATGCAGAAGAAATAAAAACTGCATCCTTACTTATGGATAACACCGTTATAAGACCATTTCAAGAACTTTTAATTGATTGCTTTGATCAAATATTAGCATACAATGATATTGCTTTAAACCTATATTTTACAACACTACAACCTTTAGAATTTACAGATGTAGATAAGTCAGTACAAGATGATGAAACTATTGAAGAAGAAACTGGTGTTGAAAAAAGAAGATTTAGCCTAAAACAAATTGATGGCAAAGAAGCATACGAAACCAAAGAAGAAGCAATAAAGGTAGCAGAAGAAATGGGTTGTGGTGGTTATCACGCACACGAAGTTGAGGGTGTTACATATTATATGCCTTGCGAAACACACCAAGAACTTAAAGCACCTTGTTGGGATGGTTACGAACAATATGGTACAAAAATTAAAGATGGCAAAGAAGTACCTAATTGCGTAAAAATGGAAAAAGAACCTTTTTTATCTGATGAAATGGGTGAATCTATTTTAAAACATTTACAAGGTGAAAAAGCTGGTGATGAATGGGAATTGGTAGATGAATTAAGTACTGATAATGATATTAGTGATGAAGATTGGGCAAGAATATGTATAAAAAAGAAAAAAAGTTTATTTACAAGACTATATGATGAAATTACATCTAAAAACAATGGTAGTGCTGAAAGCTATTTAGATAGTGAATATTATAAAATTAGATATAAATATGTTGTAGGATCTACTAAACCATTGAAAGCTGGTAATCAGTCAAGAACCTTTTGTAAGAATATGATGCGTTTGTCAGATGATGGTATTATATACAGAAAAGAAGATATTGATGAAGCAAGTTTTAGGGGTGTAAATAATGAATTTGGACATAAAGGTCAGAATTATAGTTTGTTCAGATTTAAAGGGGGAATTTACTGCCGACATAAATGGAATAGGGTTTTGTATAGAATGAAAGCAACAACTGAACCATCTGAAAATTTAGATGATTATAAAAGAACAAGAGAAATACCTGCTAAATACAATATTAAACCAGCAGGTACAAGAGAATCAGAAATAGCACCAATTAATATGCCTGATGAGGGTGCGTACAAATAAAAAAATATGCCTACAACTTTATTTATAAATAGAACAGATTTGATTCGTAATTCAATTATGGATGGTAATGTTGATACTGATAAGTTTATTCAGTTTATTAAGATTGCACAAGAAATAGATGTGCAGCAAATAATGGGAACTAAAATGTACGATGGTTTAACTACTGCAATACCTAATATTGATTTACCAGCTAATGCAAGATGGAAAACAGTTTTAGATGATTATATAGCACCAATGTTAATATGGTATGCTCAAGCAAATTACTATCCATTTGGTGCATATTCTGTAAAAAATGGTGGAATATTCAAACATACATCAGAAAACGCTCAATCGGTAGATAAAAATGAAATAGATTTTTTAGTAGAAAAAGCACGTACAAACGCTGAATGGTATAGTAGAAGATTTATTGACTTTATGAGTTTTAACCAAACAACATACCCAGAATATACAAGTAATGTAAATGATGACTTATACCCAAGTAATGATGCAACTTTTAATGGGTGGATATTATGATTTATAAACCGAAAAAAGCAAACATAGAAAAACTAAAAACCTTTTTAAAAAGGGTTAAAATAAAAAACAAAAAATAGTATGGCAACTTTATTTAATACTAAAATATCTGAAACTTACGAGGGCTTAATAAAAACATCTGATAATGGTGTAATAGGTGCAGTAGAAAAAAACCTAACAGATGGTTTAGGCAACGCATCTACTTTCAGTATAGGTACATCAACTGCAAGTTTTACTGGAACTTTAGATTTAACAAACGCAACAGTACTTGGTTTGTCAACTGGTGCAGTAGATAGTGTAAACGGGCAAACAGGTGTTGTTGTACTTACAACCACTGATATAAATGAGGGTACAAATTTATATTTTACAGATGCAAGGGTAGAAGCAAATAGTGCAGTTGCTCTAAATACTGCAAAAGTTGGTATAACCACATCACAAGCAGATGCTATTGTTTTAAATACTGCAAAGGTTGGTATTACACCAACACAAGCAAATGAAATAGCTGCTAATACATTAAAAGTTGGAATAACTACAAGCCAATCTACTGATATAACAAATAACAACGCTAAAATATCTTTTGATAGTGCTTCAAGTACAAAGTTAAATGGTATTGAAGCTGGTGCGCAAGTTAATACAGTAGATAGCGTAAATTCTTTAACGGGTGCAGTTTCTTTAGGATTGCTTGAATTAGATGATGTAGGTTCTGATGGATCAAATGGTCAAGTATTAACAACTAATGGTAGTGGTAGTTTTACTTTTACTACTGTTAGTGGTGGTGGTGCAGTTGATAGTGTTAATGGTCAAACTGGTACGGTTGTTCTTGATACTGATGATATAAGCGAGGGTACAAATAATTTATACTATACCGAATCAAGAGTAAGTGCAAATAGTAGTGTAGCAGCGAATACTGCTAAAGTAGGAATTACTACAAGTCAAGCAAACGAAATAGCAGCAAACACTTTAAAGGTAGGCATCACAACGCAACAAGCGAGTGATATAACAACAAATAATGCTAAAGTGGGTATCACTACTACACAAGCCAATGAAATAGCAGCAAACACGCTTAAAACAGGTATTACAACGCAACAAGCAACCGATATAACAAACAACAATGCCAAAGTTGGGATAACAACACAACAAGCTACAGATATTACTAACAACAACGCTAAAATTTCTTTTACATCAACAGGTACAGATAATTATTTATCAAAATGGGATTCAAACACATTAGTAAATAGTTTTGCATATTCAGATGCTAATGGAATAGGAATAGGAACTACATCACCAAGTGCTAAATTAGAGGTAAAAGGAGATGGAGATGCTATAATTGTTATTAATGATACTGATAACCCACAATTAATATTTCAAGAATCTGATACAACAAAAGGAAAAATATATACTAATGGTCAAACATTAGGTGAGTTACTATTTGATATAGGCACAACTAACCGAATGAGGCTTAATTCTAATGGATTAAGCATATTAGGTGATAACACAGATCAAGGTTTACTTAAATTATATTGTGAATCATCATCACATTATGTAGGCATACAAGGGCCAAATCATACTGGGGGTAGTAGTTATACATTACAACTACCAAACGCATTACCTAATGTAGCTAATCAAATACTTGAATCAAACGGTTCTGGAACTTTATCTTGGATTGCTACACCAAGTGGTGGTGGTGGTGGTGCTACTGAATTAAACGATTTAACTGATGTTTCTATAGGTGCTAATACATCTGCATTAATAAACGTACCTGCTGGTGGTGTAGGTAATAATAGTTTTGTTATGGGTGTAGGTGCTGGTAATTCAATGACTACTGGATCACAAGGTATGACTATAATAGGGCAAGATGCAGGTGCTACTTTAACATCAACAGATTATGGAGTATATATAGGTGCATTTGCAGGTAGATACCAAAATACTACAACAACACAAGGTAATGTTTTAATTGGTTATGAAGCTGGGCAAGGAAGTTCATCAACAACAAGTAATTCTTATGCTACAGTTGCTATTGGTCATCAAGCCTTAAAAAATGTAACTGGTGGTGATAGAAACGTTGCAATAGGTTATTCTGCTTTATCAAATAATACAACTGGTGGTACTACAGTTGCTATAGGTGTTGATTGCGGTAAAGGGGTTACATCAAGTAGTAATAATGTCTTAATGGGTTATCAAGCAGCCGAAAACACTAACTGTTCAAATTCTGTTATAATAGGGCATCAAGCTATTGATACAGGTGCTGCTTCTAATATGACAGCTTCAACAGTAGTTGGTTATCAAGCAGCAAGGTCATCAACTGCACAACGTACTACCGCATTTGGCTATCAAGCAGCTTATTCACATACAAGTGGTGGTAATAGTGTAACAATAGGTGCTTACGCAAGTTATAATAATACAAATAGTGGAGATAGAACAGTAGTTGGTTATGGTTCTGCACAATATAATACTGGTGCTGGTAATACAGCATTGGGAACAAACGCATTACAAGGGCCAGCAGCTTCATCTGGAGTTACTGGTGGTTATAATACCTCTATAGGTAGAAAATCACTTGAAGAACTAACTACTGGGTTTTTTAATACTGCTGTAGGTAACGAAGCATTGGCAGATGTAACTACTGGTTATTATAATGTTGGTATAGGTAGCCAAGCCGGCGAGGGTTTCCTAACTGGCCAACAGAATACTTTCGTAGGTACAAATGCAGGTAATACTAAAACTGCTGGTAATAATTGTGTTATGTTAGGTTATGATGCACAACCATCAACTGCAACAGTTGCTAATGAAATAACATTAGGTAATGGGTCAATAAGTTCCTTAAGATGTCAAGTAACATCAATTACATCACTTTCAGATAAAAGAGATAAAACAAAAATAGAAGATTCTAACTATGGTTTAAATGTAATAGATAAACTTAAACCGGTTACTTTTGATTGGAATACAAGAGATGGTGCTAAAGTAGGTATTAAAGATTTAGGTTTTATAGCACAAGATTTACAAGAAGTAGATGATGAAAATTTAAAATTGGTATATGATACAAACCCAGAAAAATTAGAAGCATCTTATGGTAGATTAATACCAGTTTTAGTTAAAGCAATACAAGAATTAAAAGCAGAAATAGAAATATTAAAATCTTAAATATGAAACGTAATACAGTAACAGAAGAAAAAGGGTTTAATGAAAGTGATATATTGAACATACAAAATCAATTACCAGAACAGTTACAAGAAATTTCTGTAGCACCTTTTGAAGAATTTGAATATTTAGAAATTCAAGAACATTTTTTATTTGTTTTAGCAAATGATTTTTACAAAGACGAATTAACAGCTGAACAAATATCAGAAATGGAAAGTTACCTGCCCGAAAATTATCAAGAAATTTTTTATACTGATTAATAAATTAACTTTTACTATCTTTGGTACTTAACCAAAAAAAATATATAAAATGTCAAAAATCACAAAAGAAGAATTAACATTAATTAAAGAACAAGATCAAAGAAAAAGAGCAATTTTAAATGATATGGGTTTATTACAAACACAAGTACACACATTAAGCCATATGTTTGCACAACTTAATCAAGAAATTGAAGATAATAAAAAGGTACTTGAAGATAAGTATGGTGAAGTAAATATTGAATTATCTGATGGTAGCATAAAACCAATAGAAAATGAAAAAAAT